TCACCAGTCTTTAATTGTAATTCCCAATCGTCAATGTTTAGCATCTTTGAAATCTTGCTAAAGAATGCCTTCTTTAATGTGTCCTGTCCCCATAGAACAGCACGGTTTGTAATTGTAACTTGTAGTCCTTCCTGACTCCATCCAGCAGGGGTTTCACCGTAATAGAATGGCAGTACGCCATAGATAGCACCTATGATCTGTCTCAATTCCTGTCTTACTGCTATAAATTCAAGTTCCTTGAGTGAACCAGTAAAGTCCAGCCACTGTGCAGGGTTCTTTCCACCCTTGTCATTCTCTACCAAGAGAGGATGTATCATGTAAGGATCTTCCTGTGCTTTCTGTTCAAGTACGTCCCATGACTTTTTGAACGTGTCATAGTTTCTTGAGGATATGACCAGCATTCCTCGTGGAGGTCTCATCTTGTCAAAGTACTTTCTGATATACTCGTCCATGTGTGAGAGGGACATAGCCTTTGACCATACGGAATAGATAGGTGAAAATCCATAAAGCAGGTTTGGCTTGTACTTTCCTGCCTTCCAGATAACCTCGCCCTCTCCATAGATGACACGCTTAGGTTGTGGAATGCCGATAGAATAAACTGAGTTAACCTCGATAACTGCCTTTAGTGCCTCTGCTCCACACCTGTCACATTTTGGGGTGGTAAGTCGTGCATCCCTGTGCTCAAATCTAGGGCAAACCCAAATCTTGTTTCGCTTGTCGTCATAGCCAATTCTTCCGTCACTGTCAGCAATCATTGCCACCTGTGGTGGCTCGATTCTTAGCATCTCTTTTATAATTGTTTTATCATCGTCTATCTTTCCAGTAGTATCGTCTATCTTGTAATTTTTAAGCAAAAGCAAATATGCGTTGTCTGCGATTTCAAAGTCACGTTCCAACTGACGTGCTACATCTTCAAGTGTCTGCTGGTTGGAATTTACTGGCTCGTTCATCAAGTCTTCCAAGGTCTTTCTGTGTTCTGGCACTGGTCTGAGCAGGTCATTGCTTCCGCATGTGTCACAAACCAAATGCTTTATCGACGTAGCCTTGTTTGTTTTTCGTGGATGTGCTCTGTTCGAATTGTCTCCATTTGCTTCAAATGGCTGCTCGTCAGGGTTGTCTGGGGTAGGTGCATATTGGAATTCCTTGCTACAGTTGTTGCATTTGTACTTCCATTTCTCTACAACCTCGAATCCGTTCTTGAACATTTCACGGTTGAGTGTCTCAATAGGTATTCTTAAAGCATCAATATTGTCTGCCAACTCATAGATCATGGTGAGTGGGAATGGGAAAATTGGTAGTTTTGCACCTGTGTCGGTACTCATGTAAGGCTGTGCAACGCTAGGTCGGGTGGTAGTTTCCGTGTAGGATTTTTCTATGAATCCAAGTCTGGTCAGTGCGTTTGCAAAAGACTTACGAAATTCTACCATGATGTAATGTTTTTGTCAGGTTATTTATAGTTTTTGTTATTGAAATAGAACGGTTTATAAGTGGACGTTTGATTGTAATATCATGGAATCAATAGACATCTTGGAAACCTTTTACGATGGTCTGGACGACGAAGGCAATCCAATAACTGCCGAGGAACTAATCGACGAGTTTATCCAACTAAGACAGACAATAAGACAGGCATGCAGGATATCTCAGTTCGTGATAACGCCTCCCTCTGACGGCTGTCACAGGTCAATAACAATTTCTTTTAGAATAGAAAAGGAAGAGTAGGTGCAACGCACCTTTTTTATTTGTGGAAACATTTATATAATCATGTATAAACACATAGTATATGACGTCAACTATACCTGCATACTTTGATGCATTCACCAATTTGCAAACCGAATTGATGGAAGTTTTCGGAGATGTGTCAAAAAAAGCAGATCCAAATGGCATAGCCAAAGACATGGTCGAACTGCAAACAAAGCTTGTCAGTACGACAATAGACAACATCACTGCCGCTGTAAAAGCCTATCGTAAGGCACTGGAATAATATTACGATAACTTATTTTTTTCTCTTTCATACGCTTCCGTGGTCTCACAGAACTGGCAGGTTACGCAAAAACTTGGCTTGCCACATCTGTCACACTGAGGAATGTTTCTAAGATAATCCTTTCCGTCAAACGATTTTTTCAGACCGTTGATGAAATTTCTAAAAATTTTAACCACCATGCAATACACATGCTATGTTTCTTTTTACTACGCATATACATGGGCTTCCACTAGGAGACGATTTTTGCAAATCGGCTTGTGAAGTAGACATGTCTGATGGAGAATCCTCAATTGAAGGCTTTGCCTTTTTCTCTTTTTTCTCACTTACAGACATACTATGTAACAGCATATAACATATTTAAACATTGTTGTATCTTTTTATAGTATATAAATAAAATATTTTCATGGTAGAATTGCAAATTGAGGACTTTGCAGAGATCATAAAGTGGTTCAATCACAAGTATGACGAGGTCGAGGACAAGGGAATGGGAGAACAGAGTCGCAAGACCTTTTGGAAACTTAACTTTCTTCTGGAAGACAAGATGATTGAACTGGACTTGCTAAAGCGTGGCGGCAGCAAGAACGAGAACCTCGAGTGAATATATAAATCATACGCAATTCTTTTATGTTAGACATGCGTACACATTGCATCAATGGATCAATCATCAGAAACTAGACTTGACAAGATACAGGAAAGACTTTTGTCTATTGCGGCAGAGGAAAGAGAACTGCTAAGAGAGGCAAAACGAATAAGATGCGAACAAAATCATGCCTGTTCAGTCACAGATATAATTTATGGCGTACAAATAGGATAAGCTATAAATATCGTAACGGACTACACCATGTATGAAATGGAAATTCACACTTGGTATATTTTTTCTTTTTACAGGATTTTTAACCATTGCTGGAATAGGCTTGCTCCTATTACATATATGGGACGAATATAAAATTATGGAAGCAAGCAAGACTGACCGTGGGAACAATACCTATATTAATGAGGATGTTCTTGAGGAATTCAGATGATAGGAGAAAATCTTTGACTGCTGCAAGTGCAATCTCTGATCTTCTAAACCTGTTACATGAGGAATGGCTGGATGAGGGTAGGAAGACCGTGGTCAAAACCATGCTTGAGGACATGATTGACCGCATGGAAGACAACCTGTCAATGGATGATTTGCGATGAAATTTAACTGGGTTTTTGACTTTAAAGGTGTGAATTATAAGCGTAGTGGATGGAATCTTATTAAGGTGGAAGAATCTTAGATGAATGACAAGGCACAGCATTTCATTGCAGGCTTCTTACTGAGTATTCTTGGCTTGGCATGGACACCGTTGATTCTGTTAGGATTCATGTTTGGAATAGGCAAGGAGGCATATGACTATATAAGTGGAAAGGGAGTTTCCGAATGGGCAGACATGGCATACACTTTCTATGGTGCGATACTTGCATTGATTATAGTCTTGGGAGGAATAATATTTTGAGCCTAAGTCGAAAAGACCTTGAAAGCATCATATGCATAGCATGCAGCAGAAAGTATGGAGAGCATTACAAGGGTAATGGAACGAAATTTAACCTCCCCGAGCTCATGTCATGCATGTTTAGAATACAGGGTACTTTGGTTGCTGATGGTATTAAGAATGAGGATCCCAAGCCTAGCCCCCCTGTAGATGAGTTAGAGTATGACTGTTAATTTTTCTTAGCCTTTTATATAAGGGTACTATCCCTACGTATGGTTCAAATTTTTTTTAATTTTTCGGTAAATGGTGTGTTTCTTATATATATCATGTTAATGTCCTAAAAACCGTTTTTTCGCCATGTGACCCTGCACACAAAATTCGGGCAAAAAAAGGGGGTGAAAGTGTTCCCATGCTATATAAGTGATTATTCTACTAATTCACTTAATGCTGTTGGATTCTTTTTGTTCTGAATATAGACAGTTCCGAAGATTCTGAAACCTTCGGTGTTTGTGGCGTTGATGTAGTGTTTAATCTGGCTGTTGCCGTTTTGTGATTGCACTACTTCATCACCCTTGTCTTTAGAACGGTTCAAGATTGTACTCACAAAGGTGTTATCCTTTGATTTCATTTGTTCTTGAACTTGTGCTTTTAAGCCTGCTAGTTCTTCTGGGCTTAATTTGCTAAGGTCATAAGTCATTGTGATTCTTATCCTATACTCGTATATAAGGGGTGAGTTCCGTGCCTATACATGTATAGACAGGCACAAACGGCACAATGTTTAAGTACACGCTCAAATCATGGGTAATGTTTAAGTAGTCGCTCAAAGTTTGGGTAATGCTTATATAGTCGCTCAAAGTACCGTACTGAACCGTATTGTACCGTACTTTTGACCATTTGTACCGTACAGTACCGTACCATACCGTACCCGTACCGTACATTACCGTACAGCGACCCTATATGAACGTTATGAAAAAAAAACTTTTTAGATATGTATATATAGATGTGCGGCATGTGGTTGGGGGTATATCCTAGGAACAAATGTATTGAATATAAGACTATATAGTGTATGTGTGTGTCTATATAGTTTAGTTCGTTCATCTATTGGGGTGTATAGTACTGGGGGTATTGGTGGTTATAGTAGTAATGATGATAGTGTGTGTATAAAATAGATAAAAACANTGTCCATACCCCTGCCCAGCTTGGTTCATGTGTGGTATATCGGGGGAGAGGGATTGTAAGGGAGAGGGGGTTCTAGTGTATTGTTGCTGGGGTTCTTACTGCTGATTTTTTGAGAAATGTTTAAGTAGTCGGTCAAAAATTTAGGCGTGGTCAGGCACGGAACGAAGAATTTAAATACGAGTTTCAGAATTTGACCTTGATGAAAAATTCTAGACACGAAAGCAGGTCTATTAGACATGGTATCACACGTTCCATTAGGCATAATAACCCTATTAGTGAAATGAGTGATATGATTGATAGTGTAAGGTCATTCTCTTATACTGTTATAAACAAAAATGATAAGATACGTAACAAAGCAATACGTCTTATGAAAGGATGGTATAATGTTGATATAAACAATATTGATGCATACCTCAAACAGATTAACACACTACACGCTGTTACAACCAATGTTGTAAATAACATTGATTACTGTGATACGCAAAATAATATGTTATCATTTATGAGTGATGGTAAATTTGGAGATATTAATATGATCATTGACACATACAATGATTTCATTGATAGAGATCCACTACTACGATTAGGTACCGTATCAAATATGGGATATGGTAAGTTACCATATATTAATCTTGATAAGGTTGATGTTATTGTAGGTAAAGTCAATAAAATGGTATCAACCACCCCAGAAGTCAAGGAGAATAAGACACATAAGTTGGAGGACATATTATGACAGTATCATCTGTCCCTAACTACAAATCATGCTGGTTTTGTGACAACAACGTAAATGCTGTTGGTGGTCTAGTTTGTAGTGAGTTTGATGCATACTGTTGTAAAGACCATATTATCAATGATAGGATATGTCCCATTTGTGATTGTGAGGGTATTAATACACCACATCACATTATCGAATGGGTAGTTGATGCAGAGAGTATTAATGATGCAGAAATACCACGTTTTCACATACCTAGTGCATATAATATACATGTGCAACACTTTAACATGTATAATGATGAGGAGGTTATATTATAATGCCTGTACTCCCCATCCCCCTTATTTCTTTATTTAGACGTAAAGATATATGTTTGTCATGTGATAAACGTATTAAAGATGTTAGTGGTTATATTATTGATAACTATCATACACATACTCTAAAATGGAACTGTACTTGGGAATCATTCAATAACAACCATGCAACGTTGGTTGATAGTGATGATGGTCATATATATGATTACAAATGTAAATCATGTATTGCTGATAGAGAATACAATATGGGTAACAAATATAACAAAACCCAC